CTCAATGCCATCTCCATTATAAAGTTCCGGTTTAATAAAGTTGATTATTAATTGACCGTTCGTAAGCATTTTGCAAAGGATTTTATTAATGCGAAATAGATCGGAAGTGGTCAGTTCAATGGATTTGTACTCAACGTTTGCCTCTTTTTCAAAAAAATCTTTTTCCTCGAGTTTGTCTATTATTATAGATTTAACTTCTTTCAAATAGGCAAAACCTTTTTTACTCGAAACTACTTCACACACTAGTCTTTCTAACTCTGTGTCGTTACATTTTAATTTCAATGTTTTAGTTCCCATATACGTATAAGGTGTTATCATATTAAATAGTTTATTATTAATTATTTAAACATTTCCCCTTTTCCGGTCAACAGCCAGTCGGCAGAAACGTTGTAATCCCGTACCAGATAGACGAGCCATTCGGGTTTGATCCGGATGATGTAATCCCGGACCTTGTAGAAGTTCCGAAGATCTATACCGTACCGGCGGACAAAGGTCCCTCTTCCCCGGATCACTTTCTCTTTGGAAAGGGCTTCGAGTGCGAAGAAGAACCGGTCGGTCATCTCTTTGGTTTCAGGAGGGAGGGAGAAGGTAGGCATTAGCTGTGTATCAATTTACTTTTTCCCAATTTTCAATTTGTGTTGAATCTCCGAATACGTTCTGACTATAGACTTTGCCCAGATCAATAATCCCTAAAGCCTCTTTATGGTTTGTCATAAACAGGGCAATCTCAGCATTTACAGTCTTAAAACGGTTCGTTGTGTACTGACATAAGAAATCAACATATTCCGCTTCAAATTTTTTGGAAAAATGTTGAATGAACTTATGGGAATCAAAAGTCTTTTCTTTGATTTCCTTATAAATAATATCAATGCAGTCTTGCATATGGTATGTGAGAAATTGATTTACTGGCATAATAATATTTTTAAAGGTTTAGTTCTTAACACAATAAAGGAACATTCTATGGGTCAGATTTGGGGCAATATATGGGTTCGGAAGTGGAGCCTTTGGAGCTTAAAATTGGAACTAATCAGTGGGTCGGGGAGGAATGTGGAACTTTATTACAGGTGGCTCAGTGGTAGTTCAGGATTGTGGGCGACTTCCTATTGTATCAGGTTACACAAAAAGTTGCAGCGGGCTACAAGCTTTCGCATACCACTAAAACCCTTATTGGCTATATTGTGTAGACTGGTGTTCTTGTCTTTATGTGGCTCATATTTATTATTTTCCGCTTTTTCTTCTGTTGTCGTCCTTGCATAACAATTGGCAATTTTCTGTACTTGTCTGTCCGCCTAAATGCCAAGGTATAATGTGGTCGGCTTCCATTTCTTCAATTTTATATTCTTCGGTGCATATTGGGCAAATTCCTTTTTGTCTTTCGTATGCTTCTCGTTTTTGATTGTCGGTAAATGCCCGAATATTTAAAAATCTTTCTTTGCGTGTCAAAACGTATTCGTAAATACCTTTTTTGTTCGTCACGTCTTCGTCTTGCATTAGTTTGGTGATTTCTTCTTCAAGTTTTTTATGGTCAAATTTCTTGTCCTTAAACTCGTTGTAAAGAAACCCCCATTGAATACCTCTCATTTCTTTGCGGTATTTTGGAAAAACTACCTTAACCCAATTTATTACGCTTTGGAAATACAACCATAAATCATTGGCATTTGGCTCGTGTTGTTGTTTAGCCATATAATGCTCAATGTCGTCATTACTTATCCATTTTATTGTCGTTTCTAAATAGTCTTGTCTGATTGGTGTCCCGTTCAAGTAGTCACCGCCTAAACCGTATGCAGCGCACCCGTTTTTGCTGAAATATCTCTTTGCGTCTGAAATCCAAGAGCCTGAATAAACAGCATTTCTTAACTCTTGGTCTGTTAGTTTTTCTCCTGCTATGTTGATTGTTTTGAACCACTCCAATTTTTCGCTGTCTGCTCCACTACAGAGATAAACCATTAGTTTGTACTTCAAAATTTGCTCTTGCTCGTCTTTTTGCAAATTGTGGAAGTATCTGCTTCTAAATGCAAAATCTCCTTCAACGAATTGGCTTACTGAGATTGTCCGTTGCTGTCCGTCAATTACTTCGAAGTTACCATCTTCACGAACAGCCCAATACATCACATTCAAAGGATAGTCCTTTGTAATTGTGTCTATAACTGCTTCTCGTTGTTTGTCTTTGTATATAAATTCACGTTGGTAGGGTGGACGAATATCCAATTTGCCACCATAGCCAATGACTCCGTTTTCTTGATTATCTTCGTAGCCGTTTGTAAGTTCTCGGACTGTTATTTCTTTAAGTTCAATTTTCATTTTGCACTTTCTTGTTTCTGATAAAAATCCTTTTGTAAACTCTGTTTTGGTTTACTAAAGGTTGAGCAACTCTGCTTGTTTCATCCCAAAGACCGATTGAAAAGCCTTTTCCTTCACTTTCAGTTGCACCAAGAATTTCAAATTGGTCGGGATTGTATTTATCCATAAATGTAATAGGAACTCCCATTACTCCGTCATAGTCCATAGGAATATCCTTTGTTTTAGATACTTCAATAGCATCATAATTGTCGTATTTTGGATATTCTTCGGGTGTGTAATTTTTGTAAAGGATTAATTCCTCGTGTCTTTTATTGATTTCAAGATTGGTAAACCAATGAACACCCGAAACTCTTATCATTCCTTCTTTACGGTCTGTTGCAGTTGCGTAATCTTCGTAATGTACGTTTATAAAATGTCCTGCACCACCTTTAAAGCCGTAACCTAACCAAAGCTTGTTGTATTTGATTAAAGGAAATATTTCTTTGTATGTAATTGCATTTTGGTGTCCAACTATAACAAATTTTTTGTCGTATTCAATAAGTTGAGCAACGTATTCACGAAAAAGGGAAAACGGTGGATTTGTAACAACAACGTCTGATTGTTTTAAAAGTTCAATACATTCTTTGCTTCTAAAATCTCCATCCCCTTTTAGTTTTTTTATCCCGATTTCTTTAGGGTCTGGAACATTATTTCCGTTCTTGTCGCCTGTGTATTCCAAATATATGGCTTGTTCAGAATTGTTTTGACTAAACAAATCCATGTCTTGATTTTTGTAGCAAGTCGCAATGAGTTTTTTAAGTCCAAGTTTTTCAAAATTGTAAGAAAAGTAATGAAAGAAATTACTGACTCGTGGGTCGTCACAATTACAATAAACAACTTTGTCCTTAAAGTGCTTTTTGTAATACTTTAACTCTCTTTCAATGTCGGAAAGTTGTGTATAAAACTCGTCTTTTTTATTAGTCTTAGCTTCTTGTAAGTTTTTATTTTTTGGGTTCTCAGTCATTTGTCTCCTTGTTTCTTATCAGTTTCAACGTTAATATTTCGTTCTTCTGTCTGTCCGTTTTTTAGTTGCGGTGTTGTCTTTTACACTTGCCAATAACTTGGTTATATTCCATTATCTCTACCCCCCAAAAAAAATGTTGTATAGATTCACCTATATCCATCCGTCTCGCACAGTTATACAAAGAAAACATCTACCCAAAGGCAGAATAAGGGGGCATTATCAGGATCAGACTTGGTGCGGTTTTAGGGTTCGGTAGCGGGGCTATGGGGCTGTAGGAACTAATCAAAGAGCGGGTGGATGAGGATGAGAAGGCCTTATTTAGCTGTTCAAAAAGGCGCTTACAGCCTTCACCAGATCATCGGAGTATTTATATATCTCATCGAGTGAGGAAAGCTTGTATTTGACCTCTTTCTTATTCTCATCAATGATAGCAAGCTGTTTGTTTGTTGGGGAGTTGAAATAAAGTCGGCAAACGGTTTTACGATTATTATCGTCAACCAGAATGGCAAAATAGGTAATGGCGTCACGATAGACAATTCTGTCCGGGTTAATGGTGTTCCGTAAGATTGACTTAACGATATAAAATCCCTCCAGCTCTTCCGGTGTCGTTGTTGCCGTCTTTTCGTCTATAGGAGCCTCAGGTTTATCTTCAGTTTTCTTTATTTCATCACCCGTAGAGGCTTCCTGACTTTTTTGGGCAATGGCCAACCGTTCGGCAATAACGTCATTAATATAATTGGCAATAGATTTCTTTACCAATCCCGTGAACTGGGTAAGTATTTTTGCTGTTATCTGTCCTTCATAAACCTGCTTAGAAAGAAGTTTTACAAAGTCTGGGGAGGGGTTATTAAACTCTCCGCTTATGACTGATTTCAGTTCGGACGTATATTTCAATTCACTTGCGGAACTTAAGATTATATCGACATCAAAATATGATTTATGGAACTTCTTTAACTCTTCATGTTGAAAGTCTTTGAGACTCGTTAAATCAACCTCCAAAAATGGCCGGTCATCCATTATGTTTGTTTTCTCCAAGTCAGTATAAAAACGGTACTGTATTCCATTAGTGAGAATACCAAACTTAGCTTTGGATGCTACAAAATATTTTTGAAGCTGGGTGTCATGCAGTGTGAGATCCTGTTCCCAATGCTTGCATTCAATCAAGAGAATAGGGGATCCGTCTTTCATGATGGCGTAGTCGATCTTTTCTCCTTTTTTCTTGATGAGATCACAGTCCATCTCCGGGACTACTTCCAAGGGATCAAAAACGTCATATCCGAGAATTTGAATAAAGGGTAAGATAAAAGCATTTTTTGTTGCCTCCTCGGTTTTAGTCTGATCTTTTAGCTTAAGAATTCTTTCACCGAGTTGCTTTACGGCATCTTTAAAATCCATATATTAAGTTTTAGTTTACACGATCTTCTTCATGCACCCTAAAACCTGATAAACTTCACGAATCAAATCAACAGAAATAGGTTTCGGGTCATATTCAGCCAAATTCTCCGGCACTAACAACACCTCTCCCTCCTTTTCTTAACTTCTTAAAAGCACGGAACAATAAAATCAACTTCTCTTTTGGTTGATTAGGGCAATTTAATTAGTTCTTTATATTCTTCTTCTGTTATATAGCCATTGGTGTTATCGAAACTGTTCACTCCACTGGCCTTGGTCAGGGCATCTTTTCCCTCTTTTTTTATGTAATATTCACAAATGGCAGAAGCGACAACATCGCTATATCTTTTATAATTCTGATACACTGTGGTTATCCATTTAACAGCATTTTCCTTAAACAAAGCTTTAGGTGTGTCGATATATATCTTAGCAATTTCTTGAGCCACAACGATTTTCTGTTGTGTTCCCTTCTCTTCTATAATCTTAATTATCAAACTATCTATACGATCCCAATTTTCTTCAATCACGGTAAATAAGTGGGTTCTTTCTGTAAAATTTGACTGCAAGTATAGCGGTCCCCAGGTGCTGGATAAGACAGAAAAATTAAATTCATACTCAGTTCTATTACCATTTACCTCAATCGGGAAGGATAGATAAATCGGCATCCCATCCCTTCTTGATATGAAATCTTTCTCAGAAAAAATTGCTGGATGATGTCTTAATGTGTGTTTATTTCTTTGTGTCAATTTGACCTCTTCAAGTACAGTGTTCTTAGGTATTTTGGAAGAGGGTATGTCTGAGGTGTTTCTTTCTCCAATAATTGCAGTTTTATCGCTTATTCCGTTCACGGCTAAAACAGATTCGTCCCAAATGATAGTAATTGTTTTATCACATTTGTTCTTTACGCTAACACCAATAAAATCTCGTGCTATATAAAATCTAAAATAAATACTGTCATTCTCATATATAAGATCGGTCATGCTCGTACTTTCAGGATCATCCATCCTGAAATATTTGTTTGTACGAACCATTTGAGCAAATGTCGAGATTGGAACAATTGTAAAAAGTAGAAAAATAAGTTTTTTCATAAACGGCTTTTGAGTCCAACTATTCTGGTTTTTTATATATAATTGAGCCACCATTCTTTTTTACTACATACCCTAATACAAGAGATACGCTTAAAACTGCATCCCAGGGAATTTCAAAGGGTTCATGTATTAACCTTCCATCTGCGTAGGTCTCCTGATTAGTACTGTATGCTGTAAAGCAGGTTTCATCATGTCCACGTTGAATCCTTTTTGTTACCCTGTATTCGCTGGTTTCAATGACATAGTCTCTGCCGGGCACAATAAGTCTTCGATCATTTACTCTCTTTATTGCCAAGATGCAACCAGATGGGTATTCGGTCATACTTTCGCCATAATGCCGGATTGCGGCTGTTGCCTCCCGGAACCAGTCACCGGTATCTATATACTCAGCGGATTGTTTTACGCTGCTAAGATCAGCAGACACCCCGTTATTACCACCAATAGAAGTAACGTCATCGTAAAAGGGGATTAGTTTTTTCTCTTTCCGAGAAATATCTACTTCATTTCTATATTTGGGCTCATTACCTGTTTGCAACCACTCAAGAGAAATGTTAAACGTGTTTGATATTAAGGTCAGTATTGAGATGCTTGGTTCAGGATATTTTCCATTTCTTTTATCGACTGAAAACAGCCTGTTAATCTTTTGATAATCCGAAAGGCCCATCGCTAAAGAGAATTTTCTGACGCTACCTTTGTACGCATCATTTATTAAATCTTTAATCCTTTGATTTACTGACGGAAGGGACCCTTTCGTTTCGTTCATGTAAAAAATGTTTTATATTATTATTGTTTTATATAAAACTTGTTTTATATTTGCATTGTGTTATCAACGCTCACAGACAAATATAAAAATTAACGATCAAAATATCAATAGGTAACACACAAAGAATTAAGAAAATGAACCACAGAGACCATGTCTCTACTGCCCCAAAACCAGTTCTTTGACTTACTGATAAAACTTTATGAATATGCAAACACTATTATTTATTATTCACACGCCTTTTTTAATTATTGGCCTTTGCGGACTTGTTAGCATTGTGGTTAGTATTATATCAATAAGAAACAACCTCAAGACCGACAAGTCCAGTGACAAAATAATCGAAATTAGCCGAAAGGCTAACGAAACGAGTGAACAGGTTAGGGAAGTAACTGCTATGATGAGAGAGCAAATTAGACAAATGAATGAAGATCTCCGGGCCATGCGTGAGGCAATGGACAGGGATGATTTAAAATCTGTATGAATATGGATGTAATGTCAACTATTAAATTGATTCTTGCCGTGATAGCATTAGTTGTAGCTATTTGTGCAGCATGTTATTCTTCCAAAGTTGATAAACAGTTTTGGGAGATAGTCGAGCAGATTGAAAAAGAAAAAAGAGAAAAGGAAAATCGTGAGAAAGAACAATGAGGCTTTTATACGTTTATGAAAATACTTCCTTCCTTTTCTTGCCCTTTCATAAAATCGTCATCCCATCTATAAGTTACATTTATTGCTTTTGCATGACCAGCAAAAAGCATAACATGGAAAGTGACGTATTTCTTTGACTCTAATAAAGAAATCGTAGTTGAAGATATTTTCTCCATAAATAGAACACCTTTTTCGGAAAGATCCGAAGGTAATTCAAAAGTAAGATTTCTTGCTGCTGCTGGCCCCAAATTGCTGATTATTAATTGCCATGATTTAAGCCCAATCTTATTAATCTCCCCATAGGGGTCAGCTTTTTTTCGGTCCTGCTCTTGCCGATGGTGTTCCTTGATCTGTATCCCTAAAAATTCTTCCTGTTTCTTCTCCACTTTGCGGCTTTTACGAATAGCCCATATTGAAACAATGATTGCGGCAACTGATAATACTATTGTAATCAGATCTTTAATCAAAGGCCAGTTCTCAGTAAACCAAGCATTCATATCATTAAAAGTTAATCAGTAAAAAGACATACTAAGATAATAATAACCAAAACATAAACAACATGACGCTTAAAGACTACTATGAAAAATTGCCCGACTGGCACAGTGCTCCGAAGATAAAATTTCGGGATCAACTGGTTAAAGAATGCGGGGTATCTGTTATGACAGTGTATCGATGGTTCTCCGGGGAATGTGTCCCGGATAAACTAAAACGTGAAAAGGTCGCTGAACTTACCGGTATTCCGGTAGAAGAACTGTTCCCTAAACAAGTGACTGAATAATGACACGTATAGAATTTTATTCCTTCGAGGATCAGGTCTGGTACGTGGATCAGGAAGGGAGACCCCACCGGCTTGAAGAGTCGAATAGGGAAGTGATCCGCTTCATGATCCAGAATATTCAGGACTTCTACCCGGAAGCATACACTGACCTTGTAAACGAGTACAAAGGCTGTAGGCCGAATCTGGCATACTACCAGTTTCGGATCGTTGAGCACTTCTGCAAGTGCAACTTCTCCAGCATCGACAACGTTCAGGATATCGATGCCAATTCCCTGTTCCATTTCGAGCACGTTCAGTGTCCCTTGCGAGGCATCTGCCGGCACGAAAACATCATCTGCCATCCGAGGTTCCAGAGTGGTATAACTAAGGCGGAAAAACGGGTTTTAGAACTCCTGTTCCGTGGTTATAAGCACATGGAAATCGCAGATACACTTTGCCTGTCCCTTTATACAGTAAAGAATCACATTAAGAACGCCTTCGCCCGTCTGGGACTTCATTCCGAAGCTGAATTTGTGAGATACGCAAACAATCATAGCCTGTTTAAAAAGGAGGAATAATCATGCTTCCCTCAAGAAAAGAACTCAATGATGCTTTTTCAACCATCCTGCGCCTGGTCGACTACTGTGAAGATCTTCAGGGCTCACTTCAGAAAGTTGAATTGACCTTGAAAGAGAGGGAAAGGTACGTGGGTATATCGGAAGCGGCCTCAATGCTCGGTGTCACCAGGCAAACGGTAAACAACTACCTGCGCAACGGAGTCCTTCCGGTGTCCTTCCGGGGAAAGAAACGGGTGATCAAGGAATCCGAAATCTTGAAAATTGGGAACAAATAATCTATAACCATACATTATGAGAAAGCAAAAACCTAAAGAACCGGGCCGGATCGTATCGCTACGAATCAAT